AAAAAAAAAAAAAAAAAAAAAAAATCCTTTTTTTATTATAAATCAACCATACAATACACAAAGTAATTGGAATAAAAACAAAATTTTATCAAATCCATATTCAATACATTATTGTAAAAAAAAAAAAAAAATTAATGATAATCAATTAAATGATAATCAATTAAATGATAATCAATTAAATGATAATCAATTAAATGATTTTATAGAAATGTTAAAAAATCTATAAATATTTAAATTATATTTATTTTATTAATATATTTTGGATTAATTAATGAGAAAACTTTTGGTTGATAAAAATATTTTAAATCTAGTGAAATTCCTCTCTCTGTACATAAATATTCATTAATAACAATATTAGTTTTATCAAAGCAAAATATTCCTGTAAATAATCTTTCACATAAATATTCTATATATATACCTTTATCTTTAGAATTACAAGGAGGTTTACCTATGATAAATTTAGGTATTAAATAATTTATTAAATTTTCAGTTAAATATTGCTCTATAACTTTATTAGAAATCCAAAATATATTTCCACCATTAAAATCTGTCCAATCTTTTTCTAAATGTGGAAATTCTTCACATATTTTATTAATACCTTCTATATTAGCAGGAAAATCTAAATCATAATTTTTAGGTAATATACATTTTTGTGAAGAAACATACCCTATATTATCAAGTTTTACAAAATAATTTTGTAAAACTAATAAATTTTTATAATTCACAATAGGTTCTATTAATTCTCTTCTCCAATTATTAAAATTTTCTGCAAAATTCAAGGATTCTTTTGTATGTAATTTTAGTATAAAATCTGTTTTAATTTTTTTTTCACGTAAATATTTTATTGATAATATAAAAGGATATACATCAACACCTTTATTTTCTACTTTAATTATTATAGATTCAGGTAATAATTCTGATATATTTGTAATTGTTTCTTTATCTATATTTATATTAACTGTTATTATAATATTTATAATACTAAAAATTTTTTTAACACTTTTTATATATAATAACATCTCATTAAATAAATTTGTATTAAATAAATGTAATATAATTGTAATATTAGTAATTTGATTTATATGTTTAAAACCCACTCTTCCTTCTTTTATTCCAAAGTTAATATAATGTAAATATGCATCTTTTTCAGATAAGTGTCTTAAATCTGAATTTGTTAACAAATAATAATCAAAGTCAAAATTATGTTTCATTAATTTAAAATACTTAATTTAATAAATTAAAATATATCTTTAAGTGAAATATTTAATGTTGTAATAACAATTGTTTTTACCACATTAAGCATAAAATAAATTAAGGACAAATTGAACATTTGTGATTTAAATTTAGTATATTAATTTAAATTACATCTATTTAATTAGCATTCTAAAAACGTTGACGATAGGGAATCTGTGATCCGCCCTGTTAGAAAAAATATTTGATCTTATCCTGTCATAAATCAATATGATTATATTCAATGCCAAACACCACAGAACATAAGAACCACGAACAGGAACCTATTGTTGATCATGACTACTATTCCGACTCTAGTTATACTTCTTATAGCTCTACTTCCTCTTCTAATTCCGATTCAACTTATTCCGATACTAGTTCTCATACTGACACTATTAATGATCTCAAAGATGAGCTTGATCGTAAAGAGTCTGTTATTAAACAGAAAGATAGTAAAGCTTCTAGACTTATTTCCATTATTCGCGAAAAAAATCACGAAATAGAAAATCTTCAGAAAAAAAATCTTGATACACACAAATCTGCTTGGAAATGTATCGCTGATAAGAATAAAGAAATCGATATTGCTAAAAATGAACGCGATCAAGCTATTACTCTACACAATCAAGATAGCGCTTTAATCCAACAAGCTATCGCTAATGCTACATATTATCAAAATCTATATTATAATACTATTAATAATTCATATTATACAAATAATATATTTGATATTCCTACCAATAATATATTTGATATTCCTACAAATAATATATTTGATCACTCAAATAATTATGCAAATAATATATTTGATCATCAAATTGATTCAAATGTATAAATAATATTTTCTATCATAATATATATTATCGGTAAAATTATTATATCTCTTTAGGACAAAATGGAATATTTGTGATTAAAATTTAGTATATTAATTTAAATTACTTCTGCTTAATTAGATAAAAACGTTGAGGACAGGATTCGAACCTGCGACTGTCTAACAGACTTCATTAGCAGTGAAGCGCCTTAACCACTCGGCCACCTCAACACAAACAACAATACAAATACATATTTAATAAGTTAATAATAGAAGAGCTTTTAGTTTTGCTATTCCCTTTACAGTATCTAATTATAGTATATTGATTTCATAAAGGTTTTATATCGAGTCTTACTATATTAAAAGCATTTGTTTTTTTTTTTTTTGCTGTAAGTTAATTTAATTATTCACACCCATGCTGCTGCATATACTATCTATGAATATATACTCATGCTGCTATGTAACTAATAGACCTATTAACTTTTTAGGCCCCACACCTATTTGAACCAGGGAGCATTCTATCTTACAGTCTACCGCTCTACCACTGAGCTATAGACCCAAATATATATATTTAACTTATTAAATCTAATAAAATATATATGGCCATCGCCAGGAATCGAACCTGGGTCAGTCGCACCCAAAGCGACTATTCTTCCACTAGACCACGACGGCAAACCAAATCAAATATTACTACCAATAGGAGTTGAACCTATGTCTTCTGCGTGTAAAGCAGATATACTAACCGCTATACTATGGTAGCAAATGAATTTTTAAAATTTCATTTATCTGGTTAATAATAACTTTCTAATGAGAAGTAAACTTCATCTTAGTTCTATGTGCGCATATACTTTCAGTTAATATAATACTATGGAGCTGAGAGGTATCGATCCTCTTACCTCCTGCATGCTAAGCAGGCGCTCTACCATCTGAGCTACAGCCCCATATTATAATAATATATTATTTTTAAGTAGATATATCTTTTTAAGTATAAAATTTAATTATATACAATATATGATACAAGACCATATTTTATAATAGATTAATATATTATTTTACTAGGATTTAATAATTATATTTAGAAGGATAATAATAAGTTTAATATTATGTTTTAATTTAAATAAATAATATAAATTTAAAGTATTTAAAGGAATGCGTTTAAATTTATATTATAAATGTCTGAAGTAGCAAACGAAATAAGTGTCAATAATGATACTTCATATAATAGTGATTATATTTTTGAGCTAAAGACAGTGCAATCTTCTGCATTCCGAATTTTAATAGAAGCATTGAAAGAAATTTTAACCGATGCTAATATAGAAATTGAAAGTTCTGGTATTAAAATTATGACTATGGATCCCAGTCATACTGTATTGGTTCATCTTAAATTAGATGCTAACAAATTTGAGAAATTTTCTAAATTAAATGATAGTAAACTTACAATTGGTATTTCTATGTTGTGTTTGTTCAAACTTATTAAAACTATGAATAATAATGATACCCTAAGTTTATACATTGAAAAAGATGACCCAAATAGATTGGGAATTAGAATAGAAAATGGAGAGAAAAACTCTCTTACAAAATATAAACTAAATCTAATGGATTTACCGGAAGAGAAGATAGACATCCCCCCGGCATCTTTTGAAAGCGTACTTACCATGCCATCGAATGATTTTCAGAAGATTTGTCGTGATATGCACAACATCGCAGATAATATGGAAATTAAGAGCGTAGGAAATCAATTAATGTTCAGTTGTCGAGGAGATTATGCTGTGCAAGAGACCACTTTAGGGGAAACGATTTCTGGTATGTCCTTCATACAAAACAGTAATCCCGAAGAAGTCGTTCAAGGAATTTTCGCCTTAAAACATTTAGTATTATTCACAAAATGCACCAACTTATGCAATTCAATAGAATTATATCTGAAAAATGATTATCCATTGATAATAAAATATAACGTAGCTTCCCTAGGAAATGTTAAATTATGTCTAGCACCTAAAAGTTCTACTTCTTAAATTATTTAATAATAATATAGATTATATCTATAATTTATAATAATATTAATAAATTTGATTTATGTTTAATCTAACTATTAATAAATTTATAAAAAATAATGTCTCCGTTTTGGATTAATAGATACGATGAATTTAAAAATGAAATTTGTGTCCCTCGTTCTGTAATTTTAAAAGATAGTTTGGAAAAATGGATAGAAGGAACAAAAAAATATGGAAAAGGATATAAACCAGAATTACACTGTGAAATATGTGATTTTTTAGTAATAACTACTGCTATACACGATTTTGTTGGAAAACGAAAAATTTTAGCTTGTAAATGTAATAATCGTATAAATGGATTTTGAGATATATTGATTTTAAAAATTATTGTGATAATAATAATTATGAATTATTAGATACTGAAGAAGAATGGAAAAAAGGTTGTAGTGGAAAAGGTAAAAATTATAAACCACGTATTAAATGTATAAAATGCGATTTTATATGTAATACTACAACAATAGAATTAGCTTTTTACAATAATATATTAAATTGTGAATGTCCTAATATAACTCATTGGATAGGAAGAAGAATTGAATTTATTAGTATTTGTAATATTAAAGAATGTGAATTATTAGATGATGAAAAAACTTGGAATGAAGGTACCTCAAAACATGGTATAAAATATAAGCCTACTATTAAATGTCTAAAATGTAACGAAATATTTAGGTGTAGAATTGACCATTTTGTAGATTTAGAAGGAAGTTATAACTGTTTATGTGGTAGAATGAACGCATGGCAAAATAGAATTTCTGAGATTAAAGATGAATGTAAAAACAGAAATACTGAATTACAAATTGATGATAATACATTAAAAGAGGGACTTAGAAAAGAAGGTAAAAATTTTAAACCTCCGATAAAATGCAATATATGTAAAATTACAGTTACTACAAGTTCAATTAATGTATTTATGAATAAAAAATCTTTAGGATGTAGATGTAAGGATTCTCGCTCCGAAGATCTAATGTGCAATATTTTAAAAAAACTATATCCAGAAAATACTTTTATTAAAATTAGACCAGATTGGCTTAAAAATGATACTGGTTCTAATTTAGAATTAGATGCCTACTGCGAAGAACTTAAATTAGCTTTTGAATATAATGGCTTACAACACGAGCAATTTTGTGAATTTTTCCATAATAATGATATTGAAAACTTTAAAAATCAACAACTTCGAGACAAAAAAAAAATTGAATTATGTCTAGAACACAATATTAAACTTATTATTATTCCTTCTAAATATAGCTATCTAAATCCTACTGAAATGGAAGAATTTATTAAGGAATGTTGTGTGGAGAAAAATGAAATTGATTGTTCTTAAAAAATCTTATCTATTTACTTTCTTGCCTCAATAAATACAAATTTTTTTTCTTCCTTTTTTATAATTGTAAAGCCATTTTCAATCAACAATTTTTCTAACTTATTTTCTGATAACTCTTCGTTATACCATCGTTTGTATGGTTCAATGATAAGAAGAGTTCCTCCTATATCTAATATCCTATAACACTCACTAATATAATCTTTACAATTACTACCCCACATTGCTAATGACATTATACAAATATTTTGTGAATAATCTTCTAAACCAGTGTTCATTATATCTTTTGAAATAATATTTTCTTTTGCTGATACATGGTCAAAATTTGTAAAATTAAATCTGCGATTATTAACAAAATGTTCATTTATTTCTGCAAAACCACAACCTAAATCAACTATATCTTTACATTTATTTCCTTGAAGATTTTCTAAATATTCAATGATTCTATTTCTGGGTATCTCTTCTGTTGGAAAAGATTCTTCATTTGCCTCAGATATCTTATGATAATCTTCCCAGTCTTTTTTATTATTTATGAAGTGATTATGTAAATTTTCTGAATTCATTGTTTTATATTTTTTATGTAATTCTGATAATTCATTTTTTTGTCTTATTTGTCTTTTTTCTTTTGATTCCGAATTATTATTATTTTGAGTTATTATTGTTGGTTTTGACATGTTTTTTTTTTTTTTTTTTT